CGGTCGTGCTCGATCTGAACTGCAGTATTGAACACCTTGGTAATCGAGTCGATCACCAGTGTTTTGCGATCATGCTCGACAGTCGCCAGCGACATAACCTCCGAAAGCAGGACCGACAAATCACATGCCCCGTCCTCTGGTCCCAGGTAAGTTGCGTTGCATTGCTCAAGCTTTTCGACATAGTTCGGTAAGCTAGCACCGCCCTCAGTGTCAACAAAATAGCAGTCTTGCCAGAAACTACCCCAGGTTTTTCCGATCCCGGCTTCGCCGTAAATCAGCATCCTTGGTCTCGCTGGTTTCGCTTCTGATGGTGGTTTTCCCCGCAACATACATTCTCCTTTGTAAAAATGGTAAAAGATCAATCCTACGCCTCCTGCAATATTCGTCAACCCGGAAAACCCTGTTGGTGTTGATTTTTAGCGGTCGATATTTCAAATTGAGCAAAGGCGAGCGGCGATTGGTTCGTCGCTTCCGGGGTCCGGGACCGAGTCCGTCGGAAGCTCGCACCCCTGGGCCTCGGGTTTAGTTAAAAAGGAGATTCGCGATGAGAATGTTTGTTGTGTTTGCAGCTGTGATCATTGGATGTGCTAGCCAAGCTACTGCTGGGGAAGAACGAACCTGGGAGCGATCTAGGAATCGTGAGGTCACCCGCTGCGATGGCGAACGCTGCAGAACATTCTCGCTTGAGCGATCCGACAGGACCAACCGAGAACGCAAGATCACCCGCAGACGAAACCGACAGACCCGTCGCGAAAACTGCGGAGCGGAAGATTGATCAGATCTTTATCTTTTCTTTTCACTTTCTTTGTCGTGGTAACTTGCGCGCGCGCTAACGATCTTGCCGTCGATCTTGGCAAGGAAATGAGGCGTAACTTCCGTAATTTCGACGGATCTTGTGTCCAGTGCAGCTTGGGGATGTGCGGCGTCGACCAGAACGTCCCAGCGGCTTCGACACTGCTCTGGAGATCACGCTACGGACCAGCCGAACGTGGCGGTTCAGGGCCAAGTCGAGTAGCCAGGTACAGCCGTGAACGCGGAATCAAGATCTATAACATCACCGGCAGTCCAACTTTTGCCTGGATGGATTGGGCGGTGCGCAATGGTCGTGGCGCGGCAATCGGAGCGGGCCGTAGCCACTTCCAAACTTTGATGGGTCACAGCGGTCGAAGATACTACGTCTGTAATAACAATTCGACTCACCGAATTGATGAGTATTCACCGGCAGGTTTCTCAAAACTTCACAGGTCGTCCGGGCTGTGGTGCGTGATACTCGACGCGCCGCCGCATCCGGCGCGACCCAAATACAGAAGGTACTGGTAAGATGATTATCCGCTCGCTGATTCTGTCCGTTGTCTTGACCTCTGTCGTAGATGCGCGCCCTCGCTTTCTGCGTCCGACAGCAACGCCAACGGTAACACCAGTCGAGCAGGAAGTCATCGAACAAGAGGTAGATGTACAGCAGGTTCTTCGTCTTGGTGATTGCGTGCAGCATTGCGATGGACTCCACCGCGCGGCACCCAACGGCACAGAGAGTTTTGTCGAACTGATGTCCGCCGTTCCACCGGATGACCTGCATAAATGGTTTGTTTCGGTCGTTGGAGATGGTGGGCCGGAGTCGCGCATCCTGCGAGAACAGTGGAAGACCGAGCCGCATCTACTCGCCTTGGCCGATCCCGGCGAAAGTAAAAACAGTTGGGCGCACATCAACTTCTATGATTCCAGAGATGGAAGCCAACAGTTCCGATTCGAAAATGTTCAGTTCACACATTTTCCAACCGTGATTGTTCAGCCACCGAGATCAAAAGAATACGGCGATCCTTCGACTGTGGTCTATCAATCGTCTTACTCTGGTGACCCGCATCATCTGTCAACGAACATATCACAAGCGATTCAGTTCTACGTTTCTAAGCTCGACCAGCGCCCTGGGTACGATTCGTTTCGCGCGCAAACTCCAGAGGAGGAGGACGTTGAAAGTTCGGACATCGGCGCTGATCCTCCCTGGGATGTTCCCCCCGCCGAAAGTGATGGGCGACGACGAATTCTCTTCCCAGACGGCTTGCCGATCATCCCACCGCGCGAGGGCATCGAGACAGTCTTCAAAATTCCCTGGGGACTCATCATCACGGCACTCACCGGGGGTGCGTCCGTTCCAGTCTTCCTTGGTCTTGGGATTTGGCTGGTTCGACAGATCCGCGCACGCCGAAAGGCAGACGGCAAAAAGCTGATACTCGATGACGAAACCTTGGAGAGAATTTTCGATGTGCTCGAAACATTGAGCCAACCCAAGGTGGATGAAGAAGAGGAAGAGGAAGAAGAAAAGCCGGTGGCGAAGAAGAAAAAGAAAACGCGAAGACGATGAACATTGCATTCAATCTATTGGTCTTGATGTTGCTGGTTTTGCCTTGCGTTCCTTTGCTGGCCGAAGGTTACTTGGCGCGCGGGGTCAAAGTCATCGACGGCGATACACTAAAGGTTGAGACTTTGATGTTGCCCTGGGATGTGGCTCTGACGAATCAGCGGATCAGAATCGCAGACTTTGATGCCTGGGAATCGAGCTATCGAAGACGAAGCGTCAACGTGACGGACGAAGAAGTAAAAAAAGGAAAGAAAGCAACGGAAGATTTAAAGGAGTTGGTTGCTAACGCGCAAGTTTTTGTTCTTCCATACAAACAACGGTCGCGAGATGTGTACGGTAGAATTCTCGCGACCATCGAAATACAAAAAGACAATCAAACGATTCAGTTGATTGACTGGATGAAAGAAAGGGGACATTTGCGCGATGGGTAATTCTTTGATGCTGATGGGTTGCGGACTCAACGCCGTAATGCCGGGAACGATCGACGACGATATCATGGGCTACTGGAATTGCGACCAAGCAGCCGGCGCAGACATACCGGATCAAGTCAATCGTGTTGGCGATAGCGGATCGTCTGATCACGATCTCTCCGAACAAGGAACCTGCACTGTCACGGATGGCGTGATCAGCGGCGCAGTGGAAGGAGATACAAATACGAGTAACCGATACTCGTTGAACAATGAAGAAGATTTTGAGTGCGGCACCGATGATTTCAGCGTTTGGTTTTGGTTAAAAATGGAAAGTTATACTAATGGCATGGTGTTCGACATGTTCAATAGCCCGGAGTCGTCGGGTGGTTGGGGGTTTTACCCTTACGGAAACGGAAATTTGTACTTCTATTTTAATACGGTTGGGGAAGCGAGCAACGTTGCAGTCTGGTCAGGATTTGACGAAGCTGCTGGGACTGATTGGCACCTCTGGATCGTGAACGTATCGCGCGCGGTTGGTTCAGGAAAAGAATCAGATGGTGATGGAAAGATGTCGGTCTGCATGGACGGGCCTACGGTGAAATACTCGATGGACATAACAGATCATGACGGTAACGACTTTACTATGAGCGATAATCAAGTTTTCAAGAACGCTGACGCGCTGGTCGACGAAGTTGGCTGGATGGTCGGTGATCGGCTCACCGACAAAGAGATGACGGCGCTTTATAACAACGGTAAGGGAATGACCTACTACTCATAAGGAACATAAAATGGCAATTAAGGGAGTACCACAGCGAGCGACCATCGCAGCGACAGCGAGCGGAAACACTGCGGTTGTCGCGGCAGTATCGGGCCAAGTGATTCGCGTTCTGAGCGGGATCGTTACGTCAGATTCATCCGTGAATATCAAGTTTCAGTCGAACACCTCAGACATCTCTGGAGTACATTATGTGTCTTCCAGAGGGGGATTTGCAATCGACTATAACCCGATGGGTTTGATCGAAACTGCCGCAGGCGAGGCGCTGAACATCAACCTTTCGGCAGGTTCAGTCAATGTTGGTGGCGAAATATCATACGTCCAGGGTGAACTGTGATGCCGCTTCGCGCAAAGTCGTATCGACCTCCTCATTACGCTGCCACCAAGCGGCACGCTGACAATCGAAAGAAGACCAGCGAACGCGGGTACGGTGCAAAATGGAGAAAATTGCGGAACGCTTGGCTAACCGCTGCGCCTCGCGTTTGCGAGGAATGTGGGAAGACTGGCAACCTACACGTTCATCACCGCATTCCGCACAATGGTGCTCCTGATCTGCTGTATGAATGGGGAAATCTAATGACCTTGTGCGGCGTCTGCCACAACCGACATCACATGTTGGAGCGACACCATGCCTCGTAAGGCGATGACTGCACAACAGCACTACGAACGCGGAACGTATCGCAAGGATCGACATGGACCGCTGACGTTGTACGACTTCCCGAAGAAACCTCCTGGGAAAATGCGACGGGGGTCAGGCCAGCAAGCGTCAAAATGGATTCGCAATATCTCAGACGAACGAGCAGTGGCCGAAGGTTACCGGTTCAACTTGGACCTTGCACAACATGTTGAATATTTCTTCCGAGAAAAGATAAAGCATTCTAGCGGTCAGTGGGCTGGAGAGCCTTTTGAACTTCAGCCCTGGCAGCGCGACGATGTTATCTATCCGCTGTTCGGCTGGGTCGATCCAGAAACAGGATACAGAAGATTCAGAGTCAGCTACGAAGAGATTCCAAAGAAGAACGGAAAGTCAGCGCTCGCTTCAGCAATCGGACTGTACATGCTTCTCGCAGACGAAGAGATGGGATCTGAATGTTACTCATTAGGGAGCGACTCTTCGCAGGCACAGATTGTTCATTCCGAAGCAATCAACATGGTCAAGGCGTCGAAGGAACTGAGCGAGATCCTGCACATTAACCGTTCGTCCAACGCGATCAACTTTGACGCTACCAGCTCGACCTATCGAGCTTTGTCTTCTAGCCCGCAAGGAAAACATGGATACAAGATACACTTCGCCTGCTCCGATGAAATGCACTGTTGGAAAGGCGACCAGCTTTACGATGCAATCAAGTATGGCTTTCGTATGCGACGCCAACCGCTGCACCTGATCATCACAAATGCCGGGGATGACCTCCAGTCGATCTGTTACAAACAACGTGAGAAAGCGCAAGCGATCATCGACGGTAGCTACACTGATCATCGTTACCATGCACTGATCTATTCTGCTGACAAAAAAGAAGTGCTGGAAGAACTTGAGTCGGTAAGTAATGGTGCGGATTCCATCCCTGTAGCGAGATCATGCAATCCTTCAATCGACGTGATCCTAGACGAAAAGGATTTGCTGGCAGACATAAAAGATGCGCTGCAAGTTCCGAGGGAGATTCCGAACCTGCTGCGATTCACATACGGTGTTTGGGAAATGTCGAGCAACCCATGGTTGGATATCGATGAGTTCAAAAAATGCGAAATCGATTGGGAAGACCAGTGGGCGATCGGACGTGATTGCTGGATTGGGCTCGACCTGGCGAAGACATCCGACACAACAGCAGCAGTGATTTGCTGGCACGACGATGACAATAACTCATACAGGATGGAGTCACGGTTCTGGCTACCGCAGGGTTCTGTGGATAAGTATTCGCACTTGATCGATTACAAAGAGTGGCAGGACAGTGGGGACATCACAGTCACCGATGGAGATGTTTGTGATTACGATGTTGTTTTCCGCGATCTGTTGGAGTTGTCTGAGCAATATTGTGTTCAGGAGATACTTTACGATCCTTACAACGCAGAACATCTGATGCAGCAGTTCAGTGAGCAGACTGGGATTGAAAGAAAGATTTTCCCGCAAACCATAAAGCATTTTGCTGAACCAACCAAAGAGTTTGAGAGATTGATCACCAACAGGGAGTTGAAAATAAAACGCAACGATTGCTGGCGCTTCCAGGCGAGTGTTGTGACGACTAAGCCTGACGCGAACAATAACATCCGGCCCATCAAACCTGGAAAGGATTCTGCTAAGAAGATAGATGGAATCGTATCAGCGATCATGAGTCTTGGTGGGGCAATGTCCCAACCACGCGCTAGCACAAACGATCTTCTAGTTTTCGGAGGGGCCGATGATGAATGATTTGACTACCAGCATAGACGTGATGCCACCGCAAATGTTGGCATCGAAACCAACCGAGCCAGAACATGTGATGATGTACCTGCGCCGCAATAATGCTGGCATCCACATCGATGCATCAAGCGCCTACAAATGGACAGCGAGTTGGGCTTGCATTCGCGTGCTGACCGATACGATTTCGATGCTGCCGTGGCATGGGTATAAAAAAATCGATAGTGGTGGTAGGGAGATCCTGTCTCCAGGCAACCGACTCAACCAGATGCTGAATGTGGCACCCAATGACGAGATGACAAGTTTCTCCTTTCGAGAAACCATGATGGCCAACGTCCTGGTTTGGGGTAACGCATTTGCCGAGATTGAGCGCGACATGTCCGGTGCTGCCGTAAAGCTATGGCCGATCGAACCGCATCGCGTAGACCTGAAAAGAGACAAGGAAACATCACGGTTGTTTTACTTGGTTGATAACAACACAACGATTCTGCCGGAAGACATGTTTCATATCAAAGGACTTGGCAGCAACGGATTGCTAGGCTACTACGTTCTTGCGCTGTTCTCCCAGTGCTTTGCCACAGGACTGGCGGCAGAAAGACATGCTGCACAATTCTTTGGCGAGGGTGCCATACCTTCTGGTTTGTTGAAGTCTTCGGCGCGGCTCAACGAAACAACCGCGAAGGAATATATCCGCGCGTTTGAAAAACAACATCTGCAGTCTCGCCGGATTGGACTGTTGCAACCGAACATGGACTTTGAAGTTATTAGTTCAAACAACGAGGACGCACAGTTGCAAGAGACTCGATCTTTTCAAGTCGAGGAAGCTTGTCGTATCTATCGCGTTCCACCCACAAAAATCGGTGAACTGAGAAGAGGCACTTATTCAAACACAGAGCAGATGGAAATTGCTTTCGCGCGTGATTCGATTGCCCCCTGGTGCATCAAGCTCGAGCAAGAGGCCAACGCTAAGTTGATTGGACCGCGTGGCAAACGAGACAACCAATACACGTCGATCAACCTCAATGGTATTCTGCGTGGTGACTCTGAATCTCGCGTCAAATATTACCAGGGACTTCGCGATCTTGGAGTGCTGACGCCAAACGATATTCTCCGGCTTGAGGACATGAACGAGATCGGACCTGAAGGCGACAAACGCCTGGTGCCTCTGAATTTCACCACGTTGGAAATGGCAGGCAAAGTCCAAGAGTCTCTGGCAAGCCAACCCAAAGATACGGAAGAGGAACCAGAGGACGAGGAACAAGATGATGAGAAAGAAGTCAAACTAAATCCACGTCCAAACGCGATGATGTTGCGGCACGTCGTCAATGACCACGCTGAATACTTTGAGCGGATCACCAAGGAGCGTATCCGCAGCGCAATCAAACGCTACGAGGGAGACGACGAAAAGTTATGCAGTTGGCTATCTAGTTACTACGCCAAGCAAGCAAACATCATGAAGTCTAAGTTGATGCCTGTCGCGCAGACCTACAACGAGATGTGCGGTCACGTTGACGCGACTGACTCGCTGGAAGTGGTTGTCGCTGGATGGTGCTGCACTCAAACTGATGAAGACTTTCGCGCGTTAACGAAATCGGACATCGAGGATTGTCTTGAGCAGTGGGAATCCTCTTGGGCGTTTGATATGACGAATTCATTCTTGCAACAGATAGAGATAACGGAAACACAAACATGAGAAGAAACAAACCAATGATCAACGAACCAGAAATGGAAACCGCTTATCTGGCATGGCCGAACACCGGATTGGTCGCAACAAGGAATCGAACCAAGGGGGTCAACGTCGTTGACCTGTTCCTGGACGACGTGATTGGATCGCAGTTTG